GGATCTGCCGTGCTTGTTCGTTGGTGAGTTCTCCCTGTCGGGCCGCTTGCGCGATCGCGCTTTCCATCTGCTTTATGCGGACCCGTTGTTCCTCTCTGTTTGCGTCCCATGTGCTCCCCATGATTTCCGGTAGTGCGTTGAAGCGGGCTGAGTCGGCCTCAGCCGTCGTCTTCTGTGTTTGAGCTTTGGTTAATTCAATGCCGGCCATTGCTTGCGCGAGGCTTACAGCCTGCATAGCCTTTGAGCCTGCTGAACTAACCCCTTTCCCAAGAGCATCCACAGGATTCACCGTTGCTGCGGATGAGGATGGTGTAGAGGATCCACCTTGTGAGTAGGCGAGCATTGGGTTGAGTCCCGCAGCGAGCATGTCTTGGGTGCCTCTTTGCCACTGGGTGTTGCTCATTCTTTCCATCCATGCTTGGTTCTCCCGTTGTAGCCTAATGTTTGTGGCATTGGCTTTCTTCTGGGCGCTGCTTCCCAGAAGTCCACCGAGGATGTCGGTGCCGATGCCTCCCATGATCGCTAGTGTTGCTGGGTCCATGTCAGAACCTCAGCAGGCCCGGTACTCCGTAAGCCGGCAGCAGTCTCGCTACGGTGTTGTCGTGCAAGATGTCCATGATGATTTGCGCCTGCCAGACTTCTTCGGGGTCTGTTGCTAGCGATCGTGCGAGTGTTTCCTGTGTTTTGTCGGTGATGAAGTCGTCGTTGAGCGCCGGTTCGCTCGCGAATTCTTCCGCGTAGTGCCACCAGTCCATAGGGTTCGGCGCAGTGCTGCGCAGTACGCCCGTGATCTCGTTGGGGATGACGCGGCATTCGCCGAATCGTTCGTTGTATCCCCATGTTGGTAGTGCTGGTAGGAGGTTTGTTGGCGCGTATATTTCTCGCGTGTCTACGGCTTGTTCTCCGAGGTTGGCGAAGATTGGGTCTGGATAGTCGAGTCGTGTCTGTCGGATGATCCAGTGCCGGCGGATGCCTTGCTGGTAGGTCGGTGTGGCGCGCGCAGCTGCGACGCCGATGATGTAGCCGTGTTCTTCGGCAGCGTATGTGAATGTTCTGTTGGATCCGCTTGCGTGCATTTCTGCCGCGAGGTTGCCGAGCTGTGTTGCGGTGGTTGTGGTGTTGGTCTGCGCGATCGGGTTTACCGTGATGGGGATTTTGCTTCCTCCGAGGTATTCAGATCTGTTCAGTCTGAAGTCTTTTGCACGTACTCCCCAGTGACCCATTAGGTTTTCCACGTAACGGCTTCCGCCTCGAGCATCCAGCTCGAGGAATTGCTGCGTGGTCACCGCCAGGCGCATGGCGTTGAGTGTTGCGCCAGTTGCGGTAGCCAGGTCGACCTGGAGTTTGGGGTCTTCCCAGATCATCGTGGCGCCGGTTGGTACTGCGGCGCCCCACGTGGTTGTTGCGGATCCGTTGGTGCTGGTCAGTTGGTAGTCGGTGGTGCTGATGCCGTTGCGGAATGTTGGTTTGCCATCGCCCGTGACCACGACGGGTGCGGTGGCGCCGAGCGGCATTTGTACTGCAGTGCCTTTTTGTGGCCATGGGGCGCTTGCTGTGAAGTAGTCGTGGCGTTTGTTGATGCGCAGTGGCATTTGGTCCCATGGCGTACCGACGATGGGTAGTTCGATCTGTGTGGTGTTGATGGGATTTGCGACGGGCCATTCCCATTGTTCTTGTAGGTTCTGGTCTCGGAACCATTCGTTGTAAATCATGAAGTAGCCGATGACCGGGAAACCGGTGATTTGCATCGGGTTGGTGTAGGTGCTTGGCGGTATCCCGAAGTGGTCCAGGACGGAGCCTACGGGTACGACGTCGCTGGCGCCGATTAACGCGCGTATTTGGAGATTTGGAATGGTTGATTCGCCGTGTCCGTTGTAGCCGGTGATGAATACCTCCCAGCCTTCGTCGTCGCCGTCTGAGATGTACCTGGTCGGCCAGACGATGCGGTTGGGTACGAAGAAATAGAAGGTTTCTAGGGCCAGGTCGTCGACCACCGGGGCGATTGGTGTTGCGAGCCTGGCCATGACGTGTTCTGTGTGCTGCCACACGTCGCCTGGCAGTATTTCTTCGCACATGATGGGTATGAGTTCGCTTGCGTTGAATGCTTGCTTGCGTGTTTGCGGCATTCTGAATTTGCTTCGCTGTACCTGCTCCCGCGGTACTGTTGCGTAGTGGTTGGTCCGTGCGGTTTTGTTTCTGCTGAGCATTGCTCTTTCCTCGTGATTGGCGTGCGTGGTCACGCCTGGTGTTTGGATATCCACGGGATATACACATGTATTCATGTGTATATCCGGTGGGTATCCTTTCTTAGGTTTAGCCGCGGCCCTATGGCCGTTGGCGGCTAAACCTTCTTACCTCTTCTTTCCGCGCGTGCGTGCGCTACGCGTGCGCGCGCGTCTAGGTTTTCTGGTTTTGTGGTTACTGCTCTTTTTTTCCTTGTTGCTTTTAGCATTTGACTAGCTATTTCTGATCTTTTTTTCAGCCATCCGTCGTAGAATTTCGGCGGCTTTTGCGGCCTTCCGTTCACGATCACGTGATCGTGTCCGAATGTCGCTTTGCCGTACTTCTCTATCCATTTGAGGCCGATGGCTGGCCGCACGGACATTCGCGCCGCTGGCGCTTCTATTTCCACGAGCTCCCCGGTTTCCGGGTCTAGGCTGTGGTATCCCTCAGCTCCTTTTAGTTTTTTCATGACGTAGCCGGCCGTGTAGGCCGCTGTCTCGAAATTCAGTATTCCTACACTGCAATTTCCCATTCCCCAGGTCTCCTCCAGGAGTGGGTTGGTCCATAGCGGCTTTTGTCCGCGTCTGATGAATCTTCTGTCTTCGTTGAACGCGTGCCCGAATAGGCACATGTGGTAATGCGGGCGCATTGTCGCCTCGCCGTACTCTCCAACGCTGTAGTGGGAGATTCTTTTTTTGTACTTCGTCCAGAGTCTTTTTCGCAGCCGTTTGATGAACGGCTGCATATGTTCTTCGTAGTTCAGTGAGCCCAGCTCGTTGATGAACTCGTCTCTTAGCGTTAGCGTTATGAAGCTGCTTTCGCTGTGGCGTTGTTCTTCGTGAACTATTCTTACCGCCCATTGGCGGGTGTGTTCTTGCCTGCAGAGGATGCACTGTCCGCACGGCAGGCTTAATTGTTCATAGGTCCGCTGTTGCGGTCTCGTAAACGTAACCGGCCCACCTAGGGTGGGCCGGTACGCTGTCAACGGTGCCTTGCAGGGCATGGCTCAGAATCGGTAGCCGAGTCGCGGAATGTGCATCCCGCCATTCACTGCCCTGCTTTTGTTGCGCGCCTTGTTGAAGCGGCGTGCGTGCTTCTTGTAGCTGATCTTGTGGCGCATAGCCTTTTCCTCCTGTCAAGCCCCCCGGAATTGGGGGGCTTGGAGGATCCTAGACCAGTCCCCTACTTGATGTAACTGGTCTAGGTGACACCTGCTGTCTAGGCAGGTGTCTAGGACCTGTACGGGTACGGGTCCTTGTTGGTCAAGATTGGAGTGCTTCCTGGACCATCGCGATGTGCCTCCTGAGCTGTGCCAGGCGTTGCAGGTGCATTTTCCGGTGGAAGGCGAGCCTCGGGACGGGAGTCGCCTCCAGACGCTCCAGGCGGGTCCTTGCGCTGAGCAAGAGGTCTTCCATCCGTCGCTTCTCCGGATCTGGTGGGTTCCCGTCGAGGACGAACGAGGGTGCCGCAGTCCGCGATGAATTCTCGGAGCGGCGTGATGTGGCCTTGGTCGTCAACCTCGCCGATGAGGTAGATTTCGTAGTGCTGCGGTGCTTGCTGGATGCCATTGCTTCCTCCGTTGTTGATGGTATCCGCGATGGATGCCATGACTTGTTTGTCGCTCGGTGCGACGAATGGGATCATGAAGTAGTCGACCAGTCGGTCGCGTATTGCGTAGAGTCTCACGTTTCACCTTCTTTCTTTGTTGGCGGTGTTTCCGCCGGCGTGAGTATCTTGTGGATAGCGTCTGGCGTCAATTCGAGTAGGTCGTCGATCGCCAGGTCTTTGAACTGTTGCGGTAGCCGGCCGCGTAGGGTGTCGAGGTTGCGGATTGTGTGTATGGCGTCAGCCAGGTCCCGAGGGATGTTGGAGAGGTCGGCGCCGTAGATGGGCGGCGCGTTGCCGCCGGCGACGACGGTTCCTGGCATGTGTTTTCGGACGATGATGTTGAGATCGCAGTCGTTGCGCTGCGACTGGTCGGTTTTCGATTCGCCTTTGGGTTTCGTGGCGTAGTGCGCGCGGCGTTCGTTGTATTGCTGGCGGAAGGTTTTCATTGGTGCTCCTACTTGAGAAGTTGTTTCAGCATCTGCAGCCAGCGACCCTCGCTGCCTGCTTGTTCCCAGAATTTGGATTCCGCTTTTGCGGTTGGTATCTGGAGTCTCCGGAGTTGTGACTCGCTCTTTGCCGTGTCCATCAGCATCGGCAGCATGCTCCGGATCTGCCGTGCTTGTTCGTTGGTGAGTTCTCCCTGTCGGGCCGCTTGCGCGATCGCGCTTTCCATCTGCTTTATGCGGACCCGTTGTTCCTCTCTGTTTGCGTCCCATGTGCTCCCCAT